CCCCATCACCAGTGCCTCACTTAGTTTGATGTCGCGAACCAGCAACGTCAGGGCTTCATTGATGTCGGTCTCGGCGTCGATCATGTCGGCGCGCAGGGTTTCGTCTTCAGTCAGTTGCGGATAGTCGCGGATCAGCGCCTCGATCTCGCGGCGCAACTGATCGACATCAAATCTTGCCATCGGCCTTGTCCAGAAGCAGGGAGAGACAGTCGCGCGTGACTTCAAGGTCGGCATAAACCGCCCTGATTTGCGCAACGGTCATCAGTTGAAGCACCGCCGCATCATCGCGCATGCGGATAATGCGATCCTTGACCAGCGGGTTGATGTCGGTCTTTGCCAGCTTCAGCATCATGCCCTCCCGCTGGCGAAGCGCGCCATCAGCTTTTCGGCAATCCGCATCCGCAGCAGATCGAGATCGTCGCGCATCAGCTTGTTGGTGATTGCCATCTTGCCGATCTTCTGGACGGCATGGCGAACGGTGGTGTGATCGGTGAGACCAATTGCCTTGGCGACCACTGCCATCGAGTTCTTGGTGTAGCGATAGGCGAGATAGCAGAACACCTGACGGGCCAGCGCGACATCGTTGACGCGCGTGATGCCACTCAATTCACTCGGCGCGATGCAGTAGACTTCGGCAACCGCCGCCTTGATCTCTGCCATGAAGGGGCGGCAGGTTTCGAGGTAGGCAGACAGCCGGTCGAGCGCCGGGCCGTCGTCGGGGTATTCGGCGCGCTGGTGCTCGATGGCTTGATCGACTTCGACTGGCACAACCGATGCGACCCCATCCGATTGCTGCATGGATAGCCTCCTATTCGAGTTTAGGCGGCGCTCTTCGCAAACCCGGCTTGGTTCCACATCCACGGCGGGGCGCTACAGTTTTCTCCCGCCAAGGCGCGTTTCATCGCCTCGTAATGACGAGCCGGAAACTTCCCGATGGCAATCCAGTGGTAAACCGTTTTTGAACTGACGTGGGTCATGGACATGACGGGAGCCAGACCGCCCAGCACATCGATGACCTCACGCGCTGTCGAAGGACGACGCATGATTTGACCATTCCCAGTAGCGTTAATCTTGCACGGGTATTGTAGCGGTCGAGTGGTCGGCGATTGGTGTGTCGGCTACCTGACTTTTTCAGTTTGCCAAAAAAATCAGAATTGTCATCCTTAATTATTCAGAATTATTTTCGGGAAAAAGCGGCAAGCGGAACTCAAAGTCATCACGACAAAATGGCTGACATTTTTTCTGAATTACTCAGGTAGCTTTTCTGAATTTTCAGGAATAATCATAAGGCGTTCTCACACACCGCAAGGGGATGCCCATGAACATACAGCATCGTTCCACGCCGGAACTCGAACAGTCGCTAGCCGAGATCGATCACACTATTTCCGCAATTGATCGCGGCTCGCGTGATGTCTTGCAGCCGACGACTTCACTGGAGAACCATCGGCGGGCGATCGTGGCGCTGGTCGATAACCTCGCTACCGATCTCTGCACCCAAGTCGAGACGCTGCGCAAGACGCTGGATCGCATCCAGCAGCAGGTGCTGACCAGTGCGGAGCGTTCGCGCAACGTGCTTCAGGAGCACGTCAGCGTCTGCCAGCGCGTCGCCGACGAAGTCAAACACATGCGCGAGGTCATAGACGAATTGGAGCACGACACCCATGAGGTTTGATGAACCGATGTATCTGGTCATCGTTCATCATCCGACTGGTGACTACATTCCTGAAACCGACGTTGTCCTTACCGGTCTCAAGGAGGTCTGCAAAGACCTCCGCGACGGGCAATACGAAAACGTCGTGGCTGTCCTCGAATGCAACGTGAGGGATGCTACCCATGCCTTCAAAGACTTCTTCCCCACAGACTGAGATGCTGATGCTGGTCGAGGCGCTGATCAGCTACGACCACAATGACCTGACGGGGGCGATCAGCCGCAACATCTGCGACGGCTTGTTTGCAATTGCGGGCGCGATCAACCGCCTTGCCGACGCCCGCGAGAAATCGACCTCCGTGGCAGAGGCGGCTCATGCCGAAATGATCCGCAAGGTCGATGAGGCCCGCCAAGCGCATCTGACCATGATGATGGAAGAAGAGGGGAACGCCTGATGCGCCTCGTAACGGTCAAGGAAGCCTGCGCCTACACCCGTCTCGGGAAAACCCGCCTCTATCAGGGAATGAGGGCCGGAACCATCGTTGCTTACAAGGAAGGCAAGAAGACGCTGATAGACCTCGATGCGTTCGATGCCAGCCTTGTCCCGTGGAAGCCCAGCGACGACGATCCGGCCCAAAAGTCTGAATAATTCAGAAATCGTTACTAGGCGTTAAGGAAGTTCCCTTCTATAATCGCGGAGTGATTTGCGGTGCCACCACGCTTAGGGAAAATCCGTTCCCTCCCACCTGACGATCCTCGCCATCCAGATCACCCCAATCAACGGGCGAACTGGTTGGCGCTGATGGAAGAGTTGGGACGCTTGATGGCAGCGCAAGAGTGGGAACGTCTATACGGCAAGGGGAACGATTATGGCTCTCAAGGAAGCGGTCGCATACGCCCGCTACTCAAGCGACCGGCAAAACGCGCGGTCAATCGATGACCAAAATCTGGTCTGCGAAAAGATTGCAAAGCAAAACGGCTACAAGATCGTAAAGTTTTATGAGGATCGCGCGATCTCGGGCAGCGGCACGTTGGCGCGTGATGGCTGGCTCTCCCTGATGCGGGCGGCAACTGACCCTGACCGCACCTTCGATGCTGTAATCATCGAAAGCCTTTCGCGCATGTCGCGCGATCTCGCCGATAGCGCCCGCGACTTCAAGCGGCTCACCTTCCGCAAAATCGAACTGGTCGATCTTGAGGGTAAGCTGACCACGATGCGCGTCGGCATGTCCGGCATTATGAACGAGGAGTTTCGCAAGCACCTCGGCAACATGCTGCGCCGGGCGTGGGACGGTCGCGTCAAGGAAGGCTTGATCCCCGGCAAGCCGCCCTACGGTCACCGGCTGATCTCAGGGAAACCTTTCCACCATGAAGTCGATCCGCCGACTGCCGCCATCGTTGTGCGGATTTTTACAGAGTTCGCAAACGGTGAGCCGCTGCGCGAGATCGCCGCACGATTGAACTACGAGGGCATTCCAAGTCCGTCAGGCGGCAAGTGGAACCATCAGGTGTTCACCGCTGGCGGCGGCGGCGGCGAAGGCATGATCGGTAACCGGCGATACATTGGCGAACTGGTCTGGAACGCACGCCGCGTTGCCAAAAATCCCGACAGCGAAAAGAGCACCAAGCAAAAGGGAAACCCGGAAGACTTGATCACGGTGCCGGTGCCTCATCTGCGCATCATCGATCAAGACTTGTGGGATCGGGCGCAGCAGCTACGGACTGGTCGAAGCCGACAGTCCGATGAGCCGCGCGTTTACAAGAAGACCGTGGTCGGGCACATGATTGCGAACAAGGTCATCTGCGGCGAGTGCGGCGGCCACATGAAGATCGTCGGATCAAAGGCGGGCGAGGCCAAGCGGGTGGGCTGCGTTGCCGCCCGGCATAAGGGCGTCTGCACCAATACGAAAAGCTACAACCTCGATGAGATCGAGGCGACCGTCTTGCATGGCGTCAAGCATAACCTCGATGTCGAGGCTTTGATGGCGTTCACCAAGGGCACCCACAAGGAATGGTCGGCGCGCCAGAAGGCCGCCAGTGGCGAGCGCATTGCGGTGGAGAGGGCAATCAGCCGGGCGACGGAGAAAATCGACCGCATCTCCAATATCATGCTGGAGATCGAACGCGAGGAACTTCCGCCCCTGATGGAAAAGCTCAAGGCCTTGACGCTGGAGCGCGGCGGGCTGCGCAGCAAACTCGATCTGATCAAGGATCAGGGCAATGTGGTCGAACTACTCCCGGCAACCGTTGACAAGTTCCGCGCTGATCTCCTGACCATGCATGAGGCCTTGACCAGCACCAAGCTGACGGATGCGCAGGCCGCGCCGTTCAAGGTTGCGTTCGGCAATGTCTTTGAAGCGGTCGAGGTGCATCAGACCGGCAAGCGCAAGCCGGTTGAGGTAACGCCGCACATGCGGATCGCGGCGATCATGGGCACCAGCTTCATGCCCCGCATGCAATCGTCGAAAGAAGTGCTGGAGGAACAAGGCGTTACTAGTGTGCTTCTGTCTACTCATGGAACATTGAGTTGCCAAAACCACAATATAGTCAATCTCGGGCGCTGGCGGGCGGCGGCTTGAAATCTACTATCCGTTAACTATGAAGATTGGCCTAACTTCTATTCGTGCTATTGCGCCGAAGCAGGTCGGCAGGATCGATCCTCAGTGCCCGCGCCAGACGCTCGATGTTGTCGATGGAAACGTTGCGCTCGCCACGCTCGATGGACCCGATATAGGTGCGATGCAGGTTTGCGTCGTGCGCCAAGGCCTCTTGGGTCAGTTTCCGTCCTTTGCGCTCCCTGCGCAAATTGTTGGCAAAATAAATCCGAAGCCGTTTCCTCTTCATGGGAATAACTAAGGTCTGTTCCCTCCTCCTCTCGACAGACTATAGGTAGCGTTTCTGAATAATTAAGAACGGCTTGCTGTCGGATCGCCGCCAAAGATGACTTTGCGTCGCTTTTGCTTGACAGGGGACACAACCGGCCTAGATTTCCCGATTACTCAGACCAAGGGGAACATGCATGAAACCATCAGAACGCTTTCGCATTTCGTGCGAGGTCGATGTCGGCAACCTAGGTCCGGCGATGGTTCGCCTCGCCCAGATCGAGGGGCTGGTCGTCACCGGCAGCGAACTCATCACCGACGTGCGTGCCTACGCGAAGAACAAACCGAAGAAAAAGCGCAAGGTCGTCGTGCGCAAGACCTTCGACAAGAATGCCTCGGAGGTGATCCTGACCCATGCCAAGCGCAACCACGGCAAGTTCAATACCCGGCAACTGATCAAGACATTCGAGACGCAGGGCCGCGCCCGCAACTCGATCTATGCCACCCTCGACGCCATGATGAAGGACAAGATCGTCAAGCGCGTTGACAAGGGCGAATACGTCCTGCTGACGAAGGCAACCAACGGGGCGGCCAATGGCTAAGGGATGGCTGACACGGTCGTACAATTTCATCGACAAAGACCCGGAGATCGACAAGTTCAGGACGGTCTGGCAGCAGGAACACATCAAGGAAACCGATCTCGCGGTGCTGGCCGGGCTATCGCCACAGACCGTGAAGAACATGTTCGGCGGCGAGACCCGCAGGCCGCAGCATGCGACGTTTGCCAAGATGGCGGGCGCGATGGGCTACGTCTACGGCCTCGCCCGCGACGACAAGCCCGACTACGCGAAGGAAATTCCCTCAGCGCGGATCGAGTACAAGGCGCACAAGGCGGCGCTGGCAAAGAAGCGTCAGCGCGCGGCGAAGAAAACCAACGGGAAATAACCCGGCAGACCATTTACGATCTTCGGCCTGCCGCAAACTGGCGGCTGCATTGCTCCCCCTCTGTGGCCGTCCTTTCTCCAGACAACAAAAAAGCCCCGCACCGGAGTGCGGGGCTGACCTAACAAAGCAATGATTTCGGGTGACGCAATCGGAGGACTATAGCATGGCGATCAAGGTTGGCGACAAGGTCGTGTGGCGATCCGGTATGGCAACTAACAAGCCGTCGATAAAGCCGATGGGAATTGCGAACTGCGAGGTGATCGAGTTGGGCAAGACCGCAGACGGCTTGCCCGCCGCAAAACTCAAGCTGCCGCCCGGCCCGTGGCCGGTCGAGACGGTCAACGCACTGGTCGATGATCTGGAGACGGAACGATAGCAGGGATCGCCGGGGTTCCTTACCGCGCCCCGGTGATGTCAGAACGACTGGGGAGGTCCGATCCCTCCCCGTTTTTGATCACTGCGGGACCAGTGTGTTCACCAGCAACAACAACAGCGCGACGGTGAGCACCGCCGCCGCGACAATCCACAGATCATTCTTGCTGATCATCAGCATCCCTTGCAGATGCGCGGCTGTGTCGTGTCCAGCGGCGGCATCGGGTCTATGTCACTTGACGGAGGGAAAGTGGAACGTGCCGCCCCCCAGCAGCGTCGTCAGCAACGCGATCAGGGCCAGCAACAGCACGATCACCCAGACCCCTTTCTTGATTTGCTCGGGGATCGCGATTACGAAGCTCTCAATGACCCAGATCGCCAGATAGATGATGCCGCACAGGACGATCAGCCCAATGAGGAACCAAAGCACACTGATTGCCATGCCAACCATCGTCATTCCTCCCTGTACGGAAAAACCACCTGCACCTCGTCGTCGGTATCGATCCCAAGGTCGTCCATCAGGCCGGGCGAGATGTCGGCGATGCGGTCGGTCGCTTCATGCGGTCCCCAGTCGGCGGGGAATGCCTTCAAGGCAATGCCCGTCTTTGTCGCGCGCACCAGCGCAACGTCCTGAAGCAGTGACGGCTTCGGTGTGACCGCATAATCCCAGCGGCACGCGACATAATGGACGAAAGGATTTAGTCGCCTAGCCAGCCCGGTTGTGCCCTCGGGCTGGAACGGCAGGAACAGTTGCGGCGCATCATCGACCTCGTCAATGAAGGCGAGGCCTTCGTCCGGCGACACACCCATGTCATTAGGCCCGCCGAAGCACGACACCGTGCCGGTCAACTGCACCAGCGCGGCAGGCGGCGGGATCGTCTCTTCCTCGTCACTGCCGCCCAACGCCTCGGCGAGGTTTTCGCAAATCTCCTCGAACCGTTCGCGGTAGAGGTCGGCATCGGCGATGCTATCCACGAAGCAGACTTCCAGAAGCGCGCTCGGCATCGCGGTATGGGCGAGGAAGAAAAGGTCGGTTCTCAGCTTCGGGCCACGGTCGATGAAGCCTGCTTGGGCGATGGCCTGCGACAGTTTCCGCGCGAGGCTTTCCTGAGAGTAGTACAGGACTTCGCAGCCCATCGGCTTCGGGGTCTCGACGTAGGCGTTGAAGTGAACGCTGATGTCGAGATCACGCACCTTCGAATTGTGGAAATCCACGATGCGGTTGAGGTTTTCGTTCTGCGATGTCGAGACCGTGTCATGGTAGGTGACGACATCGACGCCACGGTGGCGCAGGTCGGCGGCAAGCTGATCGACCACGGCGGTTGCCTCATCGACCTCGTTGAGGATGCCGATGGCTCCCTGACACTTGGTCGAGTGCCCCGACGATATGACGATGCGGTTATAGGTCACTTGATGCACCTCTCCAGTATCTTGTCGCGGCGCTCCACGGCGTTACTGATTTCGTAGAGTGTGAAGGTGAAGCCTGCGAGCACGATGACGTTGACGATCAGCAGCGCCAGAACGAACGGTGTCGCCCGCATGGTCTCGACAACTTGTCTGGCGAGGTCGGCGGGGACGTTCATGGCTGCATCTTGGTGATAAAGTCTTGCAGCGCCAGCGGCGGCGCGCCCTCCTGCGCCCGGATGCGGTTCTCGTGGTCGAACAGCGTTTGCTGTTCGGGTGTCGGCTGCGGCGGCACTGACGGAGGTGCGACGTAGGGATCGGGCACGCCGCCGTTGGCGAGCCAGTCCTGATACTCGACCCAGTCGCGGTTGGCGGGATCGTTGGGGATGCAGGCACCGTCGGCGGTGCGGATCACGGAGGCGTCGGTGGCGGTGAGTTGATAGTCGGACATCTCAGAGCCTCGCGTCAAAATTAATCACTTTTCCACCGGTTGCGTCCCTGAATACGTAAACTCTCCCCGCCACTAGCCCGGCATAATTGGCCAGAAGATATATCCCCCAATCTGCACTGTTTAGCGTTATGCCAATGTTTGGTGAGGATTGATTATAGTTGCTGGCAATAATGTCGGTAATAGTCAAAACTCCCGCAGCGACAACAGTAGGCGCAACGCGCATTCCGACATGATTGATCGAGAATTGCACTGCGGTTGTACTTGTCGCTATTCCTGCACCTTCTGCTACGCCTTGCCTGAAATACCGCTTGCACGTCAGCAGTTCCTGATCGTAGGGCCGCATGATCAGCGGCGCGCGGGCGGCGGAGGGGGCTTCGATGCCGGGCAGGACGACGACGCCGCCGATCTTGAAATACGCCGCCGAAGCAACGCCGTTAACTTGTCCCGGTGCCCCAACATAACCCGCGCTGTACCAAGTATTTGCGGCAGGTGCCGTGACCGTGGGACCGCAAGCGTTGGCAAACTGGATTTTGGCTCCTGCTGTGTTCCCGACGGGCCAACTGCCCGCCGTGTCTCCGGGGACAGTGACAGTCTTGTATTCCCATACGTCGGCTGCGTTTTGCGTGTAGGTCACGCAACAGGTGCGAGTATCGTCGCCGTTTCTGACGGCTATGCTGTATGTGCCGACGGTGTGGTGACCTGACCAGAATGCGATTGTCAGCGGCTGCGCATTAGCCGTCCCCCATGCCATGCGCGCAAAACGGTAACCCTCGATAGAGTGGGTTACCGCATTGAATTGACTTCCGGTAAGGGTTGCCTGAACCACCGTCGTCTGCATGAACAGCCCGGCGGAAAGCCCGGCGACAGGATTGACCAGTTGCCCGCTTAATACCGTTGCCGTTGAAGTGTTATAGTACACCCAGCCGTCGAGGATGAATTGCCCGCTGACACTGGTTATACCAGCCCCCTTCTCCTGACTGACCTCCATCGAGCCGTTGATCTGCATGCCGCTGTACGCCAGCGCGTCGAACGGCGCGGCGTAGATATTCTGGCGGGCCTGCACCTGTTGTGCAGCAGTCAAGCCCTGCGCGGCGTCGTAGCGCACCGCGCGGGCACCGATGGCCGTGATCCCGGTGGCATCCCCCGTATCGACATATTGCTTGGTGGCGGATTGCAGCGCCAAGGTCGGATCGGCGGGAAGCACCAGCGGGCCAGTCATGGTGTCGCCACTGGAGTTGACGTAGGCGGCATCAAGCGTGGCAGTCGATCCCGCCTGCTGTGCCCATGTGCCCCATACATTGGCGGTTTTCTGCCGCACATACAGCAGGCCCGTCGTGACATCCCGCGCCTCGATGAACATGTTGGCGCTGGCGGGCACGGCGGGCGGTGCGACGGCGGGGTCTGCGGTGTAGCAATGGCCGATGAAGGCATTGCCGGTAGGTGCGCTGGTGGCACCGGCTGCCGAATAGAACGAACCGGAAATGAACGGATAGCTGTCGTAGTTGGTGACGATCTGATAGGCCTTGTCGCCTTGCAGCGAGGTCATCGCGTCGGTGGCGTTGTTGGCCCCGGTGCCCCCGGCCACGATCGGGCGCGGCAGGTTGAGGTCTTGCTCGACATCGGCGACGTTGGAATTGTATTTCGTGCTCTCGATGGTCGTGTCGGTGACGGCGTCAGTGCCGACAGGCCGGTGATACACGTTGCTCCCGTCGCGTGGGCTCATTACGGTTGCTCCTCATAGGAAGAAGGCTGATCGATTATAACGCGCCTCGGCACACCTTGGCCGCCCTGCGCCGCCATCATGCTCAATGCGCGGGCAATCCGGTCACGACCGGCGACAGCATCGGGCACCAAATCCTGTCCCGGCAGTTGTTCTCTAAACAACGGCGAGCGTTGGCGCGTTGCCTGTCGCGCTTCTTCCAATGCCTCAACCGTGCCCTTGCCGCCCCACCGCTTGATGGCCGATCCGACTGCGGGCACGACCGGACCAAGCAACCACGACAGATCGCCAAGACCGGCAAAATGTCCGGCGGCAGTACCCAGACCGCCTGAGACAAGCGCGCCAAGACCGCCGCCACCGCCAAGCAGATTGCCGGTCACTCGCGCGACGTTGCGCGGTGTCGTGCCTTCCGGCACGTTCTCAAGCTGGGTGATTTCTTCCGGGGTGAACGCCTTTACTCTCTTGGCGTTAAGGACCGCAGAGGTGACCTTGGATCGAACGGTATTGTCGATGTTTTGTCCTGAATTAGCCGCACGGGCGCGGAGCCTGCTTTCGCGCTGGATGGCTGCAAGGTCTTCATCTCGCAGTCCGGCGGAATAATTGGCGCGGCCTTTGGCATAGAGTTCTGGACCGTAGGCTGCTTGGAAGGCAGGGCTTCCAGCCAGAATAGCTTCCGCAGGAGGTCTCTCCAAGAAATCTGAGAAGAGACCGTGCGCCACTCCGACGCCGTGCTGGTCCTCGGTCTGTTTGCCGAAATTGTTGGCGATGCTCTTTCGGATCGCAATGAGATTTGATGGTCCGACGGTGACGGTCGCGCTGGGGTCGTTGCTGCGCGGGAGGTAGTCACGGAGCCGGTTGATCGAGGCGTATAATCCGGGGGCATGCTCTGGGTGTACTCCCTCATCCACAAGTGCTTGCTCGATCCTGTCGGCGAGCACGCCCATATGCTGGGGATCATACCTGACCTCCATGTTTTTGAAACCCTCGATCTGCCTGCCGCCCTCCGTTTTCAACTCCTGTGATGTCGGGGTTTTCGCCAGCCGCAAGTCTTTCGGGGCCATTGCAGCGCCGGGAATAGCCAAGTCGCCGGATCGCACCATCGGATTGATCGGCCCGTAAGCCCCGGCCATATTCAGCACTTGGCCCATGGCGGGCATCGCGGCGGGATCGTTCGCCGCCGGGTTCCATGTCTTCGGCAGCGGCACCTCGCCACTCATCACGCGGCCCGGCAACAATGCGCCTTCCTTGAACGAGGCCAGTGGCCCGGCATTCAGCGGATCGAAATAGACGTTGCCGGTGCTGTCGCGCGAGATCGGCAGGATGCTGCCATGATAGGCTGGCGTCGGCGCGGGCGCGGGGCCGTTGCCGGTCGGCGGCAGGTCGGCAGCAAAACTGTCTGTTGGCTTGGGTTGGTCCCTGTACCAACTCCACTCCTCCGATCCCGGCGGATATGGATTGCCAGCAACCGGCGCTTGAGGGTTGTCGGCAGCATCCTTCAGGGCTTTTTCTTCCGCAAAAATATCGACGGGGTCTGCCATGCTACTGTCCCAGCCTCGAACGACGACGCGCGCGCGAGATTTCAAGTTCAGCCGCGCCCGGTCCAAACTCCTTGTCGAACCTCTCTCTGGCCGCATAGTTGTCTTGGTTCTTGATCAGCTTATCGACCCATGCCTTGGCGACCTCGGGATTGGCGTGAACAGGATCGACCTGCACGTCGTAGAATTTTTCTGGTTTGAGGCCGCCAAGATACTTGTCCTTCAAGCCTTCGTATTCGTTGAGGCGCTTGTGAACGTCGCCCATCTGCACACCCAGCAGCTTTTCCTGCGCGGCCTTTTGCAGACTGGGATCGCCGCCCATCATGCCGCGCGCGACGATCACGTCGCTATTGGTGACCCGCGTGTCTCCCGGTTGCAGATTTTGCAGCGCGTTGCCAACCGTGGAATTGACGGCGGCTAGGTACAACTGACTTCTCGCCGCCAGTTCGTCGGCAGGCTTGTTGCCGAAGAACGCCTTGGCCCTCTCCATGTTCAGCCTGAACTCACCACCGATGCCAGAGACAATGCCCCTGTCGAGGGCTTCCCTCGCCAATCGCAACTGCTGGATTGTATAGGCATCCTTTTCCGCGCCCTTTTTCAGCACATCGAATTTGTCGGTGACCTGCTTTGCAGGCAACCCGGTTCGTTCGGTGATCTGGGCTGCATCCTTGGCCTCAAGCGCCTTGGCCTGTGCCTCTGCGGTCTCGGCCTGTGTTTTTCCAAAATTGCGCTGTGCATCTTCCCATGCCCGGTATCTCTGATCGTGCAGGGTGCGCTCGCTTTGGTATTGCAATGTATTGCGCGCCTCTTCCTTGGCGCGCTGATCCGCGTAGACCTTTTCCTTGTTGCGATAAAATGCCGTCGAGGCGGGATCGCCGCCCCTGCCCTCGTTCTTGTCTGCCAAATCCTTCCAGTATTGTTCTTGCGGCCCCAGCGGCACGGGCTTGGGTACATCCGGCGGGATCGGCTTGTCGTAGACCCCCGGTGCCTGCGTTGGCGGCGTCGGCTGCGGCGTCAGCGGCTGCGGTCGCGTCATGGTTGCCTGCGCCATCTGCTGTGGGGCGGGCTGCGGCGCGATGTCAGGCACTACGATGGGACGATTGCCTGCGGCTTCTCTTGGCGAGGTTAGTGCGTCCGGCGAGGCTTGTAGTGCCGCCAATTGCGGCAGGCGGGTTTGATCAGGCGGCGGGAATGCGCTTTCCTGTGGCCCTCCCAACGCCGCACTGCCGCCAGAAAGCATGCTGGCAATGCGGTCGCGCTGCGGGAGGGCCTGCGGGGTGATGCCGGGCAGCGGCATGTCGGACTGCACGTCGCCGCCGGTCAGCGAAGCCATCTGGGTAGGAGCACCCGCATCCGATCCACGCATGCGATCTCGCAGCATGTTGATCCCGGCGGCGCGCGGGTCGGGTGGCTGCATGGCGTCGTAGCCTTCACCGGCAGCACGCAGCCACGGCGCTGCCTCGCTTCGTGTCGTCGGGCCGGTGCTCGGCGCTGGCGTGTAGGTCGGGTCAGTTCTGCCAGCAAACTCGATGGTCGGATCGAGGCGCGGTCTGGTCGAGGCAGGGAAGCCCGGCGAGGTCGGGATATTTGGCGTGGCCGGTCCCACCTCCGGTGCCTGTCGCGGCATCGGGATCGAGGCGACGTTCAGGTTCGACGGCGGCGGCGCGACGATCGGCGCGGCCTGCCGCACCGGTTGCGCCGCCGGTTCTTCGTCCTGCGGACGCAAGGAAGCGGTGACGACCGGGTCGGTAACCTCATTGCTGGCCTGCGGCCCCTTCGGTTCATTGGCCTGCGAACTGGTTTCCACGCCGGTTCTCGCGGCTTCCTGTCCTGCGAGCGCCTGCGTTAATGCCCGCATCTGCATCGCTTCACCGATGCTGTCGCCAATCGAGGAAAGGCCCTCGCCGATGTTCTTCGGATACTTGTGTTGCTGCCCCATCAGGCGCAAGGCGATCTGTTGGCGCAACTGTTGCGCTGGATAGCTGTCGGGTGCCCCGGATACGGCGTTGGCGTTGAAGGCATTGACAAGCTGGTCGAACGGTCCTGCCATCACACACCTGCCACTCTTTGCTCTTGCGCATCTTCCAGCCACTTCTGCCGCTGCGCCTCGATCTCGGCCTGTTGCTGTTGCTGCGCCTGCATCTGCTGCATCTGGGCGGCTGCGAGATCGGGC